ATAATCCGTGTGCGACTCAAACACCGACTCCAACCCCTACCAATACTCAAACACCGACCCCAACTCCAACCAATACTCAAACACCGACCCCAACTCCAACCAATACTCAAACACCGACCAATACTCAAACTCCAACTCCTACCTTTACTCCTACACCATCTTTAGTAACTTATTATATATTAAGTGAATCAGGAGACCCAATTGTTTCCGAGGATAATAATTATATAATGCCTGAAAATGGTGTGTAATGATAAGTATATAATAGATGATTCAATCAATAGAAATAACAGGGGCAACTGGTATTGGACCTTATGATATAGAGGTATGTGACATTACATTGTCGTTATGTATACCTATTGCATCGGGAGTTAACATACCCCCAACATATACTTTTAATTTACCACCTGAACTCTCAGGTTCCACTCAAGTTATTGTCAGGTTAACCGATACTAATGGATGTCCTTGTTTAGAGGTATGTCCTTGTCCAATAATTGAGCCGACACCTACAGTTACTCCGACAGTTACACCAACAATGACTGTTAATTGTAATTGTATTGAGTTTGATAATGTTGACTTGATAGAACACTCAATATCTTTTGTTGATTGTTATGGTAATAATATCGATACAATAGTTCCTCCTGAAACATCATTAAGTTTTTGTGGTAAAGACCCTTCGGTTGATGACCCCATAGTAATAGTAACTATTGGTGATTTTTGTGTTGATGGAGAATGTCCTCCACCACCCCCAACCCCTACAAATACTCTTACTCCGACAAACACTCTTACTCCGACAGTTACACCAACAAAAACATTAGTTCCTTTGGTTGGGTATTTTCAGGATTGTTGTGACCCTTCAAATATTATTATTATTTCCACAATACCATTTACTTATTACCCTTTAAGTGGTGTTTACTACGTTGAGAGTACGGGATTTAATGGTTGTGTCACGTCAATCAGCCCAACATATTCACCGAATGCTTATATACATATTAATGCAACCTCATTTAGTTCATGCCCTGATTGTGAATTAATATATCCTTGTCCAACACCAACACCTACAGTTACATCAACAAATACTGTCACACCAACAGTGACTCCGACAATTACTGAAACTCCAACTAACACCCCAACTCAAACGGCAACCCCAACTATAACCCCAACAGTAACTCCTACAGTAACTTCAACACAAACAAACACGCCAACATCAACTTTAACATCTACACCAACGGTTACCATTACCCCAACTGTTACAAATACTAATACCCCAACTGTTACAAATACTAAAACACCTACTAAAACACCTACAGTTACACCTACAGTTACAAGAACTCAAACCGTAACACCATCACCTACGGTTACTAAGACTCCTTCGTTAACTCCAAGTGTTACAAACACACCAACAAACACGATTACACAAACTGTTACTAACACCCCAACTAATACTATTACTAACACCCCAACAGTTACTCCAGGGATTTCCCCAACTACAACACCTACTAAAACTGTTACGCCAACTAAAACCCCAACTAAAACTCCTACACCTACAAGAACACAAACTAAAACACCAACCCCAACTAAAACTCCTACACCTACAAGAACACAAACTAAAACTCCTACTGTTACACCAACAAATACTAAAACACCTACTGTTACACCGACAAATACTAAAACGCCAACTAAAACCCCTACACCGACAAGAACTCAAACTAAAACACCTACCGTCACACCTACGAACACTAAAACGCCAACTAAAACTCCAACTGTTACACCTACAAATACTAAAACTCCAACTAACACTGTAACTCCTACGATAACTAGGTCGAATACGCCTACTGTTACTAACACTCAAACAAATACACCAACAATTACCCCAACAATATCATTAACCCCAACCATAACCCCAACAATTACTGAAACACCAACAGTAACACCTACAATATCATTAACACCAACAATTACATCTACAGTTACAAATACTGTAACACCTACTATTACAAGGTCAAACACTCCTACAGTAACTCAAACACCAACAGTAACTCCGACAATTACTGAAACCCCTACTAATACCCCAACAGTAACTAAAACTAACACTCAAACTCCAACCGCAACACCAAGTCAAACTCCTGAAATAACATCAACCCCAACCGTGACACCGACGCCAACAAATACAATTACACCGACAGTAACTCCAACCGTAACCCCAACATTGACAAATACCCCAACAGAAACTCCAGCACAAACATCAACGCCAACAAAAACAATAACACCCACAAAAACAAATACCCCAACTGTGACACCTACAGTAACTCCGACAGAAACACCTACTCAAACGCCTACACCAACAGTAACATCCACTAATACTCCTACTAACACAATAACAGTAACTCCAACTATATCATTAACACCCACTAACACTGAGACTCCGACTAACACCCCTACTCAAACAGTAACGCCAACTATATCATTAACACCTACTAACACTGAGACACCAACTAACACCCCTACTAGCACTGTTACCCCTACAATATCATTAACACCAACCAATACTCAAACTCCAACCAATACTCAAACCCCAACTAATACTCAAACACCTTCGGTTACTCCAACAATATCATTAACCCCAACTAATACTCAAACCCCAACGGTTACCCCCACAATATCATTAACCCCAACTAATACTCAAACCCCAACTAATACTCAAACACCTTCGGTTACTCCAACAATATCATTAACTCCTACTAATACCCCAACCCCTACAATATCATTAACACCCACAAAAACGGTTACGCCAACAATATCATTGACTCCTACTAATACCCCTACTAAAACTGTTACACCTACAATATCATTGACTCCTACTCGAACAGTAACCCCAACGGTTACTCCTACAATATCATTGACCCCTACCAATACTCAAACTCCAACCAATACTCAAACACCTTCGGTTACTCCAACAATATCATTAACTCCGACTCAAACTCCAACACCTACAGTTACTCCTACAATCTCACTTACGCCTACAATATCATTAACCCCAACTAATACTCAAACCCCTACTAATACCCCTACTAAAACGGTTACACCAACTATATCATTAACCCCAACTAATACTCAAACCCCTACTAATACCCCTACTATATCATTAACCCCTACTAATACCCCTACTAAAACTGTAACACCTACAATATCTTTAACCCCAACAAGAACTGTAACACCAACGGTAACTCCAACCATATCATTGACTCCGACTATTACGATAACCCCAACAGTTACTCCTTCGGTAACGTCAACTCCTGGTTCGTCAGCGACTCCAACTCCAACTGTTACTCCAACAATATCATTAACTCCGACTCGAACAGTAACCCCAACTATATCATTAACTCCAACCAATACTCAAACACCTTCGGTTACTCCGACAATATCATTAACACCAACTAACACCCAAACCCCAACTAATACTCCTACTAAAACTGTAACACCTACAATATCTTTAACCCCAACAAGAACTGTAACACCAACGGTAACTCCAACCATATCGTTGACCCCAACTAATACTGTAACACCAAGCAATACACCCCCACCCTCAAGAACCGCGACCCCAACAGTTACCCCAACAATATCTTTAACACCAACTAGAACGGTTACTCCAACAGTTACCCCAACTAAAACTAAAACACCAACAGTAACCCCAACTAAAACTAAAACACCAACAGTAACTCCTACAATATCATTGACCCCAACTAAAACACCAACAGTAACTCCTACTACTACCCCATCGTCAACGCCAGGATGTTTATCATATAGATTAACTAGAGGTGTAACATCATCATCATACACGTTTACACCATGTTGTGGTGAACCAACAACATCTCCTGTAACAGTTTCTGTGTTAAACCCAATTAGGGATATTTGTTCATCCACATTACCTGTTAGAACAAGTGGTACTGGAACTATAACATTACTTGGTAATTGTTCGTTGTGTGATGATGCTAGTGTTACTATTAGTGTTAGAACTTCATCTGGAGGAGGTGCGACTTCTCAATCAGGAACATTATCTTACACATTGAATGGTGGTTCTTCTGTGGTAATATCTTCATCAATTAATTCAAACTTAGGTACGACATACGTAGGTTTTAGTAACATTCCTTGTAATTACGGTGATGTTTTAGTTTTTAGTTTTGTCCAAAACGTTGGTAATAGTAATAATTGGGGACAAGGATTCAACGGAAGTTACTCCAACTTAAATGATTGGCAATGTGGAAGTCCTAACACTTACACTTATACAGTCACCTCAACAGGTTTAAATAATCTATATTTTAATATTAGTTCTCAAAATACTGTTTGGAACTCGGTACCCCCTTGTTAATTATTAATATCTTATTTATTTATTGAGGATTCTTTATATTTTTTTCATAAAAAACTTTATGAAAATATTTGTTCAAATTGCTTCTTACAGAGACCCCGAATTAATAAAAACAATTAATGACATGATATTAAACGCCAAAAGACCTAAAAATTTGGTTATTGGTATTTGTAGACAATATCATCCTGAAGACGGATTTGATAGTCTTGAGGAATTCAATGGAGATAAAAGGATAAAATCTATCGATGTCTTATATTCCGAATCAAAAGGAGTTTGTTGGGCTCGAAACCAAGTACAACAACTTTACGGTGGTGAGGAATATACGTTACAGATTGATTCTCATATGAGATTTGAAAAAGATTGGGATGACACATTAATAAAAATGGTTAAACAATTACAAAAGAAAGGATTTAAAAAACCCTTACTAACAGGTTACGTTTCTTCGTTTAATCCCGAAAATGACCCTCAAGAAAGAATACAAGAACCATGGAGAATGGTTTTTGATAGATTTATTCCTGAAGGTGCCGTGTTCTTCCTTCCTGAAACAATACCAGGATGGAAAGATTTAAAAGAACCAATACCTGCAAGATTTTATTCGGCACATTTTGCCTTTACAGTAGGTCAATTTAGTGAGGAAGTCCAACATGACCCCGAGTTCTATTTCCATGGAGAAGAAATTTCAATTGCTGCAAGAGCGTATACTCATGGTTATGATTTATTCCATCCTCATAGAGTTGTTATTTGGCATGAGTATACTAGAAAGGGTAGAACTAAACAGTGGGATGATGATAAAGATTGGGTGAATAAAAACAATTTAGCACATTCTAAAAATAGACAACTATTTGGGATGGATGGGGAAGAAGTTATTTATGACTTTGGTAAATATGGATTTGGGACCGAAAGAACCCTAAGAGAGTATGAAATCTATTCAGGACTTTTATTTTCAAGGAGAGCGGTTCAACAATATACATTAGATAAAAATTACCCACCTAACCCCGCGATATATGAAACTGAAGAAGAATGGTATAATAGTTTTGCATCAATTTTTAAACATTGTATTGATGTTGGGTATAGTCAAGTTCCTGAGAATGATTACGAATTTTGGGTTGTTGCATTTCATGATGAAAATGATGAAACAATTTATCGTAAGGATGTCGATATTAATGAAATTAATATGATGAGAAATGACCCTGATGGTTATTGTAAAGTTTGGAGAGAATTCCAAACAAGTAAAAAACCTTCATATTGGGTTGTATGGCCATATTCATCATCTAAAGGTTGGTGTGAAAGATTAACAGGTAATTTATAATATATGGCGAATATTTCATTTTATGGTTCACACAATTCTTCGGTTGTGGTCGAAGACAATGGTAAAATTATAACCGTCATTGAGGTTGAAAGATTCCTTAATGTTAAAAATGCGGGATATGGTCAATATCTAACCTCTAACACTAGATTCTTTTTAATACAAGAAATCTTAAAGTATATTAAAACCGAATTTGGGTTTTCAGAATTTGAGAATTGTTATTACTCAAATACTGATACAATAGAAGGACCTAAAAAAGTTGATTACGAGAAATACATACCTGCAAAAAATTACGTTAATGTTTTACATCATTTGTCTCATGCTGCTTGTGGTTTATATCAAACCGATTATAAAAATGCTTTAATAGTTTCATTTGATGGTGGTGGGAGTGATGGATTCTTTAATATCTATATTTCTAAAAATAGAAACTCTATCGAGTTGTTAGATAAATATAATATTGATTTAGGTTTTGCTTATATGTCATTTGGTGATTATTTAGATGATATACGACAAGAACCTGCATTAAATATAGGTAATTTAGTGTATTCAGGTAAGATAATGGGGTTATGTTCATATGGTAATTTAAACAATGATTGGTTACCTTACTTTGAGGATTACTACAGGTCAAAACCTGATGGTTTAAATTATTTAGACTTACTTAAAATTTTAGGTGAGAAGACGGGATTAGTATTTGACAGGAATAATCGTATTAATGGTCAATCCTCTTGGGATGTTGCTAAAACTTCTCAAATCGCTTTTGAGAATGTCTTTATGGAGATTGTTTCACCGTTTTTAGAAAAACACCCAAAACTACCATTAATACTTGTTGGTGGTTGTGCTCTAAACATTTTACTAAATACAAAATTGTATAATGAATTAGACAGAGATGTGTTTATACCACCCAACCCAAACGATTGCGGAATTGCGGTTGGTATGATGTTACTACATATGAAACCTAAAAAATCAATTGATTTAACTTATTCTGGTATACCAATTTTAGATAAAAACACTTTAATGATGATTTCTGAAAATCATTATAATACATCACCATTAGAAACGGGTCAAGTTGTAAAAGATTTAACGGATGGTAAAATTATCGGAGTTGTTAGAGGTAATTCAGAACATGGACCAAGAGCATTAGGAAACCGTAGTATTATATGTGACCCGTCACATACGAATATGAAAGATATATTGAACTCTAAAGTTAAAAATAGAGAATGGTATAGACCTTTTGCACCCGTTTGTAGATTAGAGGATATTGATAAGTATTTTAATTTTAGTGGTGAAAGTAGATGGATGAGTTTTTGTCCTGAAGTCAAAGAAGAATGGAGGGGAAAATTAACATCAATAACCCATGTTGATGGTACTGCAAGAGTTCAAACAGTTACGAAAGAACAAAATGAATGGTTATACAATTTATTGACCGAGTTTGAAAAACTCTCGGGTATTGGGGTTTTATTAAATACATCATTTAACGTAAACGGTAAACCTATACTATCCACATATAAAGACGCGATACATGTTTTTAAAAACACCCAAATGGATAGATTAATATTAGAAGATTATTATATTATTAATAAATGAAAAAAACAAAATTAGTTACCGCTTTTTACACACAAATACATGGTCATCCTTTTTATGGTCACTTTGAAGTTTCTAGACACGAAAGGTACCTACACTCAATGAGAGTGTTAAATAACATGGGTCTTGAGATTGTTTGTTTTTGTAATGAAAATCAATACGATTTATTAAAATCTCATATAAATCAATATGATTTGTGTAATATTAATTTAAAAATTTCAAATCTATCAGATTTACCATTTTCAAAAAAGATGAAAGAAATAAAAGATAAAACAAATAGTTTTAAATTTTATCATGAAGTTGACTGGAATAAAATTTACTTATTAGATAAAGAGTATGACGAAACGTATGACTATCTTTATTGGATAGATGTTGGGTTATCTCACCATGGGATTTTTCCAAACAAGTATAACCCTAATTCTAAATTAGCGACGGGTATGTCTCACGATTATAACACTTATTCTTTTACCGATTTATTTACCGATAAATTATTTGTAGGGATTAATAATTTTCTCGGGGATAAGTTAATTAGTATTGAGAATGAATTAAAATTTCATAACGTTTATGAACTTAATTCAATATTAGAGGGTGAATATGACTATAAGGGTTTAACCGTTGGGGGTATTTTAGGAGGCCATATCAGTAAAGTTAAATGGTTTATTAATAAGTTTAACGAATTAGGGGGGAAATCCCTAAATAAAGAAGTAATTCTAAACCATGAAGCAATAATCTCTTTTATGAAAGAATATAAGAAAGAGTATTTTAATACATTCCTTTTCCAAACTTGGTATCATGAAGATACAACAGGGTTACCTGATTACATTATTAAAGACCAAATACATTTTAGTCATTTTTTTGACATGATTTACAAAAATTATATTTTATGATAACAGATTTATTCGATAAGGGAGTACATCATATAGGTAAAACTATGAAAGATGTGGTAACGATTAATATAGGTGCAATGGACGGAGTTTTATTTGATGAATTATACGGATACTCCAATATGTATGATTTTACGGGTCTATACGTAGAACCTGTCCCATACCTATTTGAACGTTTAAAAAACAATTTAGGACCTAAACATATTTACGAAAATTCGGTTATTTCGGACCATGATGGATATGTTGATATGATTACAATTGATAGAGACGCTATTGATAATAAATTAGTTCATGAATGTTTTTATGGAATGAGTGCGGTTTATCCGCCAAAAAATGGTTTGGGTAGTGAGTTTGATAAACCGACAGTTGAAAAATACGGGAGAATGATAACAGTCCCTTGTATCAGTTTGTCCACATTATTTAATAAACACAACATAAACAAGTTTGAAATTTTCAAAGTGGATGCCGAAGGGTACGATTTTAAAATAATTAATCAGTTAGATTTAAGTAAATTCAAACCAAAAGTTATTAGATGTGAATGGATTAATTTATCTGACGATGAAAAAGAAACATTAACTAATCGATTAACCGAATTTGGTTATGTTTATGAAGTTTTACATGGTGATATTACCGCAATTAGTGATGATTTATATAAGTCATTAGAAGAACAGTTAGGGATTAAAAAAGTTAATAAAGTTACCATTGTGACAGGATTGTGGGATATTGGTAGAGGTAATTTAAGTGACGGATGGTCTAGAACCTACAACCAATATATCGAAAGGTTTGAGAAAATATTATCCATAAAAGAAAATATGATAATCTATGGCGACCATGAATTGGAAACTATTGTGTTTAAGCATAGAACCCAAGAAAATACCCAATTTATTAGGAGGGATACCAATTGGTTTAAATACAATGAATTCTACAATTTAATACAAGACATACGAACAAATCCTGAATGGTCTAATCAAGCACCTTGGTTGGGAGATTCCACACAAGCGAAATTAGAGATGTACAACCCATTAGTCATGTCAAAAATGTTTTTATTAAACGACGCTAGAATAATGGATAAATTTAATTCGGAATATCTTTTTTGGATTGATGCTGGTATAACTAATACTGTTCATTCGGGATATTTTACACATGATAATGTTTTTGATAAGATACCAAATATCTGTAACAAATTTATGTTTTTAACTTTTCCATATAATGCAGTTAATGAGATTCATGGTTTTAATTACAAAAAATTGTGTGAATATTCAGAAAGTGAAAATGTTAATAAAGTAGGTCGTGGCGGCTTCTTTGGTGGACCTAAAGAAACAATTTCAGAGACAAATAATATCTACTATCAATTATTAATAGATACCTTAACCAAAGGTTATATGGGTACTGAGGAAAGTATTTTCACCATTATGTTATACAAATACCCAAATTTATTTGATTATTGTGAATTAGAGTCTAATGGTTTCATTTCTAAATTTTTTGAGGATTTAAAAAATGATTTGTGTGTTGTAAAGTCAGAAAAAATTAAATACATTATTAATTCTAATGTTGATTTATCTGACGTTGGGTTATATGTGATTGGGTTTAACAGTCCTAATCAATTTAAAACATTAATAAAATCTATGTTATCTTATGATGAAGATTTTATTAATAAACCAAAAAAATACTTATTAGACAATTCTTCCGACTTATCAACAACATCAGAATATTTAAACATTTGCAAAGAATATAATTTTGAACATATAAAACAAGATAACTTAGGAATCTGTGGTGGGAGACAGTGGATTGCGGAACACTTTGAGAAATCTAATCTGAAATATATGTTATTTTTTGAGGATGACATGTTCTTCTACCCAAATAAAGGTGAGGTTTGTAGAAATGGATTTAATAGATTTGTGGAAGATTTATATTCAAAATCTTTAAAAATTATAAAAAACGAAAATTTAGATTTCCTTAAATTAAATTTTACTGAGTTTTATGGTGATAATTCTATACAATGGAGTTGGTACAACGTACCTCAAACTGTTAGAGATGAGGTATGGCCAAACAATAAAAAATTACCAGTTCAAGGATTAGACCCTAACGCACCAAAAACAAAGTTTGATAATATAAAATCATTAGATGGAATTCCATACTCATTAGGTGAGGTCTATTATTGTAACTGGCCTCAGATAGTTTCTAAAGAAGGTAATAAAAAGATGTTTTTAACAACTAAATGGGCCAGACCTTTTGAACAGACATGGATGAGTCATATATATCAAGAAACGATTAAAGGTAATATTAAATCAGGTTTATTATTATTGACACCCACAGAACATGATAGATTCGACCATTATGATGGGTCGTTAAGAAAAGAAAGTTAAGATAATTTATTTTATAAATCTAAAGTATTTATAAAATAAAAAACATGTCAAATATTAAAGTATCTGAATTTCCTTACGAAAATAAATCAGGTTTTACACCATCCGATTTATTTTTAATGGTTAATTATTTATTACCTTCAGGTACCACTGTTAATACAACTCTAACCGACCTAAAAGAATTTATATTAGATGGTTCTGTAATAACAGGTGGTTCATATAATAATGGTGTTTATCAGTTTATAAATAATACAGGTGGTACTTTTAATATTTCCGCAACAACAACTTATAGTGCGGGTGTGATAAGTGGAGGTACTTGGTCAAGTACTGGCGCGGGAGGTATTAATTTACCTGAAGTTAAAGTTGCCTTATTTAATAATTCTGAAAATTTAGAACCAATATATGTATACACCGTACCCAGTGGTACCACAGGAGTTAATGGTATTCCTTCTTTATCAAATGATGACACAAATTACATAATTATTGACTATAATGGAGGGTCCCCAAAATGGGATGTTTCATTGACTGATTCAGTAATTAATGATAGTAATATTGTTCTATACATGATAGTATATAGAGCAAACACATTTGTTCATACATTAGATTTCGGTAATCAAGGTGCGGGACTCCCTAATAAGATAAATGATAGGATAATAATGACAGATAGATTCGCTAGAGAATCAGGTTTTTCATTAGGATTAAGTGGTGGCACAGGTGTTGTAACCTTAAGTGCTGGAGTTAGTTGGAATGGGACTTATCGACAATCCTTAAATCAATTAAATTCACAGGATGATATCTTTTTCCAAAACTATCATTTAGGTGGTATTTGGGTTTATAGTACAAGTGCAAATATTTTAAATAACCAATATTATGATAACGGTATTAGTCCTGTTTCATCTTCACCTGGTAAATTTTTGGTTAATTGGTATTTTAGAGGTCAAGAAATAAACGACCATATATATGAAGTTTGGGGTAATGACGAGTATGATAACTTATCAGAGGCTCAATTATCACCTGAACCAAGTTTACCTGAATTAATTACCTCACACGCTTTTTTAGTTGGTAGGATAATTGTTGAGTATGGGGCATTAACAGGTTCAGTCGAATCCGCGTTTACTAGATACTTCCAAGGGTCCGAGGTTCAATCACATAATGATTTAACAGGAATACAAGGTGGGGGACCTGGAGAGTACTATCATTTAACTTCGGATGAATACAACAACTTACCTTTATTAAATACCAATAATAATTTCCAAAGTGGAATAACCGCTAATACTGTGACAGTTTTAAATACTACAGGAACTCCTAATCAAGCTGCCTCATTTGATTCAACAGGTAAATTAGTTGCGGGATTAGGGCAATCAACATTCTCGTCTTTTGGAACGTCCACCTTAACGGTTACGAGTGCCGTAACCACATTTACCTTAATTCCAGGGTTAACTCAAACAATTACAGTACCTGAAAACTGTAGAGTTTTAATAACTACAGATGGTGGTATGAACACAACTAGTACGAGTCCTACCGCAATTTCTACAGTTGATATTGCAATATTTATTGACGGTAGTCTTATCGGAAATGGTGCGTATAGAAGAATTAGCGCGTTTAACCCATCAGCAACCGCAATTAATAGTACAGGTATTGGATGGTCGTTAACAACAATACAAAATTTATCGGCAGGGTCTCATACCATAGATGTTAGGTCTATTTATGTGATTGGTAGTTCTGCTTCAGTTTCTAGTAATAATAGTAATTCTAGACAAGGAGCGTTATATATAACAATAATTAAAAATTAATCATATGAATAATAATTGGGATTATCTTAACATAGAATTAAATTATAACAATGAAATTATAAATGTTAATTCGGTACCTAAAATAGTTTTTGATTCGGGAAATCAAATAAGTTTGGAATCAACTTTAAACGATATATTTAGTAATATGATTTCAGAAACGTTGAGGTTAGGTAACCCAAATATACCAAATGATTGCTCTGTTTGGGAAACAACTGCAATGTACATCTCTTACAATGAAGAAAAAATAAATGAAGTTATTAAGACCAAATCTGAGATGTTACAGTATCCATCATACGGTGAGGGAATATACTCTATTTATTTGGATATTATAGAGTCTTAATTAATTATTTTATAAGACTAAAGTATTTATAAAATAAAACAATTGGATGGAATTTTTCATTAAAAAAAATGCGACTTTACCACTTTTAAAATTACAAGTTGTAAAAGATGGTAGAAGTGACTACAATAACTTTATGAAAAGTTTAGAAGAGTCTGCCATATTCTTTTCAATGGTCGATTCCGATAGCGGGATTCCAAAAATAACCTCAAGACCTGCTGGTTTTGTTGAGAAGACTTTTATAGACCCAAACGCGGAACCTGAATATTATATTTATTACCAATTTCAAAATAGAGACACTAATAAAGTAGGCCGATACGAAGGACAGTTTATGTTAAGAACTGATGACGGTGTTTTAATCCTACCAATAAGAGAGAAATTATTTATTAATGTACAAGAATCTTTTATTGCTGATGACTTACCGTATGAAACTTGTTATACATCTGAGTTTCCTTGTTGTTTACCAAATGGTATAACAACAACAACCACAACATGTAATTGCCCAACGTGTCCCCCATGTCCATCACCGACGCCAACCCCTGAACCAGTTACGACGACAACTACTTATTCCCCAATTACTACAACAACTACAACAAATATTCCGTTGTCTGTTGTTTTAGACGTTGATATTAACCCTGGTTCGATAGTTATCGATTATAATTTAACTGCTAATCAATATGTTGATGAAGAGGTTTATTTTGGGTTTACTCATTTTTTAGGTACTTATACAGGTTCACCGATAACGATAGTTACAGGTGTAACAATATCAATAGGTGATATTTCAGGTAATACCCAAGTTACAATTAATGATGATTTTAATAATTTATCAAGAGAAGATGGTTTTGGGGATTTCACATTTATACCTCCATTTTTTGAGTGGGTTATCTACGAGAATTACCCAACATCAACCCCTACTCCTACCCCAACATCAACCCCTACCCCAACTCCTACTGAAACTTTAACACCAACTCCAACTCCTACTGAAACTTTAACACCAACACCTACCCCGACATACACTCCGACAGAGACACCAACACCTACCCCGACCCCTTGTGTCACTGGTGAAACTTTCACAACAATAACAAATACTAATTGGATATATCCACAATCGGACATCGATACCGCATTATCGTTAACAACAATACCATATACTGCAATCAATAATACCTTGTATTTTAACACTATCACTGATATGGGAACCGTGTACGATGAGGTGTTTGCTCAAACCGCTATATCACAACCATTAGGGAATCAAGGTTATTCTTTAGGGGTTGGTACTGAATTGCAAAATTATTATACTTTATTATATTGGAAATTATCTCCAACCGACGAACTTATTGTGACTTGGAACCTAACCCAACAATTAACTGACCAAAGTACTTTACCTACACCAGGAGAATCCCCAAATGGGACTATTGGTTATTTAACAAGATATGAGAATTGGCCGATTAACCAAAGACCTCAGTTTTATGACCCTGTGTTATCAGTAGAAGGTCCGATTATCTGTGTAACACCTACCCCTACACCTACACAAACCCCAACACCTTCACTTTGTGGACCTAACCCATACCAAATATTTTTAACATTCTCAACTAACACAACAGGGGCGTTCACATCAGATTTAAATTTAGCGTGTTCAGCATTAAGTTGTTTAAGTTCATCGTCATGTTTTGGGGCGGGAGCAATTTCAGGGTGGTTTAATAGTACATCTCCACAAGTTGGGGATTCTATTTACTCATCGTGCTCCTCAGTCATTCCTTCATCGGTTAATGGTTTTTATATTGTTAATGTAAACTCGGTTTATACATTATACGAATTCTCAAACGGGGTTATTGTATCAACTCCTACATGTCCTTAAAAGAAGAATTTAACTTATTAATTGACTTAGAATATTTTTAGTAATATACTTTAAAAAGTAAGGTGAATGTCGTTGGTTAATGGCAGCTAATAAACCACTTAAAAGTATAATATGATAAGTCAAGAAGAAATCAAATCCTTCTTAGAAGGTGGCGACCCAGAAGAATACATAGTCGCAATTGAGTTTGATTACGCGTCAAACTGTATTTACAAAATCAAAGAAATTCCTGGAAAAGGTAAAGAAATTAGAAAAGATACGTTTACCCCATTTGCTTGGGTTGGTGATTTACGTGGTCTAAACTTTTACCAATCATCAAAAGGTGCTCAAAAAGAGGCCATGACCAAACACGGTATTATGATTGAAAAATTAGAAACCGATGGTAATGATAGATTAGAACAAGGTCTTAATTTTATGGTTAAATCCCTTAAAGGGTATCGAGAATTAATACAGTTCTTTAGAGATGGCGGAGTTGACCCATGGGGTGAAAAAACCAAAGACAAAATATTAATATTACCACCTGTAGAACAATACCTCATCCAAAAAGAGAAACGTTTGTTTAAGGGGTATGAAGAATACAACGATATCACGAGATTAGGATTCGACTTGGAGACGACCGCGTTAGAACCAAAAGACGGTCGTATTTTCATGATAGGAATCAAAACAAACAAAGGTTATCGAAAAGTTATTGAGTGCTCAACTCCAGAAGAAGAAAGAAAAGGTTTAGTAGAATTCTTCAACATCATAAATGAGATTAAACCAAGTATTATCGGTGGATATAACTCATTCAACTTCGACTGGTATTGGATATTCGAGAGATGTAAGGCGTTAAATCTAGATATTAAAAAGATTTGTAGGACTTTAAATCCAAACATTAATATCAAACAAAGTGAAAACTTATTAAAATTAGCCAACGAAGTTGAGAGATATAATCAAGTTGGTATGTGGGGATATAACGTAATTGATATAATTCATTCTGTTAGACGAGCTCAAGCAATTAATTCAAGTATTAAGTCCGCAGGTTTGAAGTATATCACTCAATATATTAATGCCGAGGCTAAAGACCGTGTATATATTGACCACGATAAGATTGGTTCAATGTACGCTCAAAAAGAAGAGTTTTGGTTAAACATTGAAAATGGGAAGTACAAGAAAGTTGGTACAGATTCTAAAATTGATGAAGTTTGTTTTAGACGAGGAGACATATACATTAAAACAACAGGTGATGATATTGTAGAGAGATATCTTGACGATGACTTGGAAGAAACGTTATTGGTCGATGAGGAATTCAATCAAGGAACGTTTCTATTAGCATCCATGATTCCAACAACATATGAAAGGGTTTCAACAATGGGAACCGCAACACTATGGAAGATGTTAATGTTAGCTTGGTCATATAAATACAAATTAGCAATCCCTAAGAAAAACGAGAAAACAGAATTTGTTGGTGGATTGTCACGGTTACTTAAAGTCGGGTATTCAAGAAACGTACTAAAACTCGACTACTCGTCACTTTACCCATCAATCCAATTAGTTCACGATGTGTTCCCTGAATGTGACATTAGAGGAGCAATGAAAGGAATGTTGTCTTACTTCCGTAACGCTCGTATCATGTATAAAAACTTAGCTGCTGAATGGTATGATAAAGATAAAAAGAAATCGTTATCATATGACCGTAAACAGTTACCGATTAAGATTTTTATTAACTCGATGTTCGGTGCATTATCGGCTCCTCAGGTATTCGCTTGGGGTGATATGTACATGGGAGAACAAATTACCTGTACGGGACGACAATATCTTCGTCAAATGATTAAGTTCTTTATGAAGAAAGGTTACACACCTTTGGTGATGGATACAGATGGTGTAAACTTCTCTAAACCTGAAGGATGGGAAAATAGACGTTACATCGGTAAGGGTCTTAATTGGAAGGTTAAAGAGGGTAAAGAATATACAGGTGATGATGCCGACGTTGCAGAATTTAATGATTTATTCATGAGAGGAGAAATGGCGTTAGACACCGATGGTACTTGGCCATCATGTATTAACTTGGCTCGTAAAAACTATGCGGTTATGGAAGCTAGTGGTAAAATCAAATTAACAGGGAATACAATTAAATCTAAAAAACTTCCGTTATATATTGAGGATTTCTTAGATAAAGGAGTTAAACAATTACTCGAGGGTAAGGGTCAGGATTTTGTTGAGTGGTATTATGAGTATCTTACTCAAATTTACAATAAACAAATTCCACTTATGAAAATTGCTCAAAGAGCTAAAGTTAAGTTGACTATGGATGATTATAAAAAACGGTCAACACAGAAAACAAAATCAGGAGGTGCTATGAGTATGATGGCTCATATGGAACTAGCGTTAAAAAATAAACTAAATGTTAGTTTAGGTGATGTTATTTACTATGTTAATAATGGAACTAAAGCGTCACAAGGGGATGTTCAAAAGGTTAGTAAACTTAAACGAGGATGGAGTGAAGAACAACTTAAATATTATTTCTTAGACCATGGGAAATATCCTGATGATTCAGTAACATCTATGGTTCAAATCAATTGTTATATGTTGGACCAATCCGAAATTGAAAACAATCCTGAAATGAAGGGTGATTACAATGTTCCGAGAGCTATTACAACATTTAATAAACGAATAGAACCATTATTAGTCGTATTTAAAGAGGAGATAAGAGAAAGTTTATTAGTCACTAAACCTGAAGATAGAGGGTTCTTTACCAAAGACCAATGTGAATTAATAAATGGTGTCCCATTTGAAGAAAAGGACCAAGATAAATTAGAAGAAGTACTATCCTTATCTGAAGGAGAAGTTAAGTATTGGGAAAAAAGAGGGATTGACCCAAATTATATTTATGAATTAGCATCAGAAGGATGGGAGGAGTTTGTTTAATCAAACTTAACCCCATCCGATGAGGTAATGTACCAATTATTATTTAAAAACCTAAATTCAACACAGGCTCTATTATTTATAATTATTTCATCATATACCTCATCAATCTTACCTTGTTTTGGTTTTATTAACACATTAGTTAATGCTTTTACTTTAACCATTTCAGTTGTTAAACCATCTAATAATATTGTGGAGTTATCAATGTCTTTAACAACAATAAATTGTTCACCATTAGTGGTGTAATTAGATTGGGTAATAATCTTGTTTAACTCTATTAATTTAGGGTGCTCAAAGTGAATATGTCTATCACTAATCTTTTTCCTAACTAATGTGGATTTTTGTCCTACCATAAAATTTAAATTACGTATATTTGTCTTGGCATTGCAGTAAACTTCTTTTGTTTATTTAAATTTTCTGCTAACAATGCTTCTCTTTCCATTACTTTTTCAGGTCTTAATCTTGTAAGTCGACCTTCAGCACCTATTAATTCTTCGATTAACTTTGTTTTTTCATCCTTACCTTCAGTTGCTAATGATTGATAATCCATAGTTAATTCACTATCAGGAGTTTTAATGTTACCACTAAATTTACCTCTTACTTTGGATAGTGTTTCTTTTGCTGACGCGAAAAAATATCTACGAACCCAAATCTGAGCGGGGTTATTTAAATCAACCCAAGATATTTTATCTAAAGGTACGTCAGAAGGTAATTTAATAATATCAGGATTGTCTTTTAAACATTTATCTCTATCGGCAGGACCTACGTCATAATACCAATACCAAACTTGACCTCTAGATAATGAACCGTTACCAAAGTCAAATTTACCTCCAGGTACGTTCATTAAATGAACCGCTTTTTTACCATCAGGTAATGCGGTAATTCTATATGTTAAATCACCACCAATTATCCTTCTTTGTATATTAATTTCTTGTAGTCTTAATAACATATCAAAAGCAGGCATCATAAAATAAGACCCTGTATACCCCATTTGAGAATATCCTGCGGGACCTCCTAAACCTGCCCCACCTAACGCTCCAAATGACCACGGGTCAAATAAAATATTGTTAAGAGCACTTGGGGTGAACCACATTAATTCATTTATTTCTCTGCCCGCAGGTATTTCATAAATTTGTTTACCTCGTTCTAACGTAAAGAAATCTTTCTTTAAAACATAATCACCACCCGCTTGTAAACCAACTATTTTGGAGTATGCGTATGTGTATCTATCTTCATAATCTAAACTTTTAGTTATAAAGGCTTTAGATAAGGACTGAGTATCTAAGTTAAGATTATACAATGATGTCCATTGAGATTCAATTAACCAATCTTGGATGTATTGGGAATAATCCTCGATAGCAATCTCAAGAAGAGAATCCAATTGCTCGTCTTCTAATTCGACACTTCTTAAAGGAGCTCCTAATACGTGTCTTAATCTAGTATATAATTTAGTTCTTTCTGGTTCAGCAATAATTGACATGATTACTTTTTATTATAAATATCATTTCAGTTGATAAATTAACGATTCTTTAGGAAAGGTATAAGACCCATTAACTATTTTAGTATTTGAATTATCAAAAATGGATACTCCTCTACCTTTTCTTGCAAAAATTAACCAATCAGTTGTATATTTTTTCACCTGTCCCGTATTCAGTACCGTCATAATACCATTCTCCTCAACGATGTTACCGTATGGTTTTATTTGACATGTTTTAGTTTCCCCATCAATCTTGACTTTACAATCAATCCCTTGAATCATATCCTCTTTATTACCTAACTCCCCGATTTGAATAACGTTTTCATCCCCAAATTCTTTATTAAGTACTCCAACCGCATAGTCTTCAGTTTCACCACCCATGGTATGGGTAGACCCTAAGGTTAACATCAGATTTTTAAAAGTTTCAGAATTAGTATTAAAAATTCTTTCTTTATATTTGTCAATTATCGATATTAATTTCTTAGTATTACTTATCTGGGTAAACGGAGGTAATCCAACCATTTTAAGTTCGGGTTGATTGGACGCTCTTAACACTTTATTAACATCTCTTAATAATATACAAAAACAACTATAATTAGTGTTTAGTTTATTAATTACTGACCTACCACCACTTTCTAAATCATAGATACCTGACATGGACCCATCAGAATATTTATCCTTATCATAATAATTTTTAGGAAAAACATTTTTTAAAATATCATCAATACCGTATCTAAAAATATTTTTAACTTTTGGGTTAACATTAAAAATAAAACGTATTGCTTCATTCATTTCCCTACTACATTTTTCACCAACACTTTCTGTTAGAATTTTTTTAACCATATTACTTTCATTTAATTTTGTTTTATCTTTTAATGAAAATAATTTATCAACAAATTCCCAATTAACAACGTCCCAAAAATTTTTAATATACTCATCTCTTTTATTTCTATATTTCAGATAATAGGCATGTTCCCATAAATCTAAACCTAATATAGGATAACCACCATCTTTAACAATATTCATTAGTGGATTATCTTGGTTTGGGGTTGTTGTTATCTTTAAATTATTTTTTTTAGTTAAGACTAACCACACCCAACCTGAACCAAAACTATCTTTTGCAGATTCCTCAAATTTAGATTTGAAATTCTTATAACTACCAAAATCTTTATTTAATTGTTTTAATAATTTATTGGAAGGTTTTTGTTTTTTTGGAGATAACATCTTCCAAAATAAAGCGTGGTTAAATGCACCACCTGCGTTATTCCTAATTGTTTTATTAAATTTACTAATAGATTTAACAATTTCCTCAAGTTCTAAATCACCACCTTTTTGTTTTGATAACGCTTTATTGAGTTTCTCAACATATCCTTTATAATGTTTGTTATAGTGATATGTCATTGTTTCGGCATCAATGAATTGTTTTAAGGCCGAGTAAGTGTAAGGTAATTTTTCAATACCTATTTTTTTCATTTCAAGAAGAAATAGAGATTCATTTTCTTTTTCTTCATGTAAGATTAACGATTCATTTATTAGGTTAATCTTATCTTGTATTTTTTTCATATGGCTTATAATAATATATTAATAAATAAGCCGACATTTCAAATTATCTCAAAGAATGGATTCGATTCATCATCTCTTCAACAATATCTCCCCTATCAAAATTATCCCCCATAACGGTCTCAAATATATTTTTCTTATTTGCTAGAATATCGTAAATAATCCCTTCAATAGTGTTTTCAAATATTGGATAATAAACAGACACATTTGATTTTTGACCGTATCGATACGCCCTATCTTCGGCTTGTGAATGGTCGGATGGAACAAAAGATAAATCATTCATTATAACCGCTTCACCCGCAGTTAATGTTAAACCAACACCCGCAGCTTTAAGGTTACCAACAAAAACTTTAATTTTGTCATTATCTTGAAATTGGTCAACCGCGTATTGTCTTTGGGGTTTACTACTACTTCCATCTAATCTGACCGCTTGTTTACCAAAATGGTCCGCAATTTTATTTAATGTGTCAGTAAAATTTGTGAAAATTATTACTTTTTTATCTTGGTCTATTATATTTTGAGCTAATTCTATGGTATTTGATATTTTTTCCTCGGCAATAACTTGTCTAACTTTCATTAGTTTTGAAAATTGGACTGTTAGGGAATTAGATTCCTCTTTTTTGTTATCATACCAATTATAATACTCACCCATTAAACCTTCATACAATTTAGATTTTAATCTTAGGTATACAGGTGTTATAATTTTGTCAGGTAAATCTAAAACATCGGTTTTTAATCTCCTCAAAACTTGTCTTGAGGTTCTGTCTCTTAATTCCTCCAAGTTTGATGCTCCTGAAACGTTCCAAATTTTACGATTACCCGCTTTAAATTGATATCCTTGACAATATCTAATCGCATACGCCATCCAATTTTGAGCGACAGGACTTTCAATTAAACTTAATAAGTTAAAGTAATTCATAGGTCTTGAAGTCATCGGGGTACCTGTCAATAACCAAAGTCTTTCTGCTCTTTTACTAAAACTATTAACTAATTTAGTTCTTTGTGCTTGACCATTTTGGATATAGTGAGCTTCATCAATTATGATTAATTCAGGGTTGAATTGGTATATTAAACTTTCTTCTTTACCTTTACCTGTATCGTAAAAATTCTTTAAAATATCATAATTAACGATTACAAAATCATGTTCTAATGAAAAGTTTTTACCTTCAGCAATGTACACACTTCTATCAGTGTAATTAGAAATTTCCCTCTGCCAATTTATTTTTAAAGAAGCGGGACAAACTATTAAAATTCTTTTAGCACCTGTTTCAATAGCCGCAATAATAGTTGACGTTGTTTTACCTAATCCCATGTCATCGGCTAAAATATATCTTTTAGAACCCGCTAAATTTTCAATTGCAGTGATTTGGTGTGATAATGGAGGTCTATGGGAGTACTTTGTGTAATCTATCTGTACCTTATCAATTTTATGGGTTTTAAGTAAAGCTCCTTTAGGTAACCAAAAATCGTGTAAAGGTTCGTTATCAAAAAATTTACCCCAAATATGATAAGACTTTTCTTTTTCGGCCAATAATTTCTCAACCCAAACCTGCTCAGGGATTGACATAAATAACTTTTCATCTGCGATTTTTTTCGCGAAGTATGGGTCCATATCAACCCATTTACGAGCAACTTTTGGTTTTACATCGCAGTAATTTATAATATACTCGGATTGAGCTCTTGTTGGATAGAATTTTTTATTTGATTCTTTTTTAGATTTAATATTTAAGATATGGTTATTCGCCCCTGAATACGATTCAAGAATATTCATTGCTTTAACCTCAATTAAGTTAGAACTGTTTTCTACTGTCACAATATCTATATTTATCTTTAATAAAAATAATAAACAATAAGATATTTATCAATAATGAATAATAAAGTACCAATCACTAGAGTCGGTAAATTTTTTGGTTCCGACGATTATAACCTTGACTTATCAATAGGGGAAGAATGGTTATATGGGGATATGAACTTCACATTAGTTCTTTATCGAATTGATAGGGTTAAAACTAAAACTGATGATGTTTACGGTGAAACGGTAAAAGACGGAATTAAGTTTTTACCTCCTGTCGAATTTAAGGGATACGTTCAAATAATGGCTCCTGAAAACAAAACGATTGGAACATCAAAAGTTAATCAATTTGAGCCAGGTAATATAAAAGTTTCTGTTTATATTAGACATTTAGAAGAATTAGGTATTGATATTAGTTATGGTGACTATATTGGTTATTATGAAACAGAAGATAAAGTGAGATATTATGTGGTTAATAATGATGGTAGAGTTGTTTCAGATAATAAACATAATTATGCGGGATATAAACCATATTATAGAACAATTGGTGGTTCTGCAGTAACTGAAAATGAATTTAGAGGGTTGTGATGAAAATTATATTAACTGAAAACCAAATAGTTTCTTTATTAGAAAAAATAAATTCTAATACAGTTACCTGTGATAAATGTGGATGGTCGTGGGATTTATCTGATGGGGGTGATGACCCTTATATTTGTCATAAATGTGGTCATAATAATTCTGAAGAGGATTATATTGGTAAAAAAGTTATGGTGTATTATAATTTACACAAAGAAACATTTTCCGTAACATATAAATCTAAAGTTGTTTTACACGCCGATTATGTAAAGTTAGGTAATGTTGAATTTAGAGTTAGACAAGGGGGTAAAGAAAAGGTTAGGGATGAAAAACGAAAAAACGTCCACGCATTTGTAATTGGTAAATTATTAGATTTTTGTGAATATCCTTGTGATAAAATACCTGAAGAGTCAACTTCTAAAGTTGTTACATACAATCCATACAAATATGACAGTTTTGTATATAAAGATACTGAAGAACCTGTATATAATGCAAAAGAGGTTGATATGATTAACCGTAAGAATAAATTATTTGTTATATCTGAAATTGTGTCCTCATTAAATGAAAATGAAGAGGTTAACGAGGAATTAAATAAATTCACATATACAACAATAGGGTTATTTCAAAAAGGTACGACTAAAAGATATTATTTTAACGACCCTAAACCTGTGGAAGGTAGAGACATACCTAACGGTATGATTGGTATTAACGGAGCTTTGGGTAATTTTTTATTTAATAAAGATGACATTGGGTATGATTCAAAAAATAATAAACTTTTTGTTAATAAAGATGTTTTAGATTCTAAATACAACGGTATTAAAAGTAGCAGTGATGCTGAGAAGATAGGGATTACTCCAACTAAAATTAGAGAAGCTCTGAATAAAGCATTTCCTGAAAATTGGCATGATGAAGACTCGATATTTACATCAGGGTTAAGAGATATCTATTCTATAGGTGAAAAAACCAATGATAGTGAAGAGACTTGGTCAATTATGAATTATTTCGACACCAAACCAGAGATACACGCCTTACTTTATTTGAAGTATATGGATGAAGAATCTGACAAAGATATTGTTGACTGGATGGTTGACCTTTTTAGAAATGATAAAGGATTCACTCAACTACTCGTTGATAGACAATGGAATTCAATAGAAAATGGTTTAAGACTTGAGAGAGATTCAGTCTCAAACTTTTTAGATAAGATGGGTTCAGGAAATGTTGTCTATTACCCTCATGGTTCTAAAATGGATAGATGGTCAGGAGTCGATGTTACTATCGATGGAGTTAATTATCAAATTAAACCTTTAAAATCTTATGAAGAAAATGATGGAGTGTTTACAGTAAACACTTATGGTATGAGAGATTATACGTCAAAAACTAAATTAAATAAAATAGCATTTGCAAATTCTAAAGAAGTTTTAGTTTTCGATAATAAAAATTATAATGTAATTAGTAGAAATAAAGTGGTGTTTAAACAGACCCCAAATATCATAAATTAATAAAAATGGGTTTACCTAAAAAAATAAAAAAACATATTCCATTAACCGAATCTAAAACTTTATTACCTAGAAGGCAAGAGTTAGTAGATAAGATTAATAAAGATGGTACTTTTTTACCTAAATCATTATTACATGCCGATTTAGATAAAGGTTTTTTGGATTTTGTAAAGGATGAGTTAAAATGTGTGGTTGAAGGTAAAGTGATACCAATGGTTGATATTTTAATTACAACACAAAATTGGTCCCAATTTATCGAGACTTGGGATTTCCAAAACATTGATAAAAATGCCGAACCCCCATTCATAACTGTAATTAGAGTACCTGAAGTTAAATTCGGTACTAACCCCGCAGTATTATATAATATACCAAATAGAAGACAATATTTTTATGCACAAGTACCAACTTGGGACGGTCAAAGAGCAGGTATGGATATATACAAAATACCTCAGCCAGTTCCTGTAGATATTACATATCAGGTTAAAATTGTATGTAATAGAATGAGGGAACTAAATAAATTTAATCAGATTATTCTTGAGAAGTTTGCATCAAGACAAGCTTACCAAGTAATAAAAGGTCACTATATACCAATTATTAATGGTAATATTTCTGATGAATCGGTGATGGATGTTGAGAAAAGAAAATATTACATACAAACATATGAGTTTACTATGTTGGGATTTTTAATGGATGAGGATGAGTTTGAAGTTTCACCCGCAGTAACAAGATTATTACAAGTTGTAGAAGTTGACACTAAAACATCAAGAAGACAAATTAAAAAAGATACCTCAGTAGAAAAAGAACCGAAAGAAGTTTTATTTGTTGTGGGTAATGATGTTATATCACAAGTTTTTGATTATATCGCAGATATCAAAATAGTTGGAACCGAAAATATTGAGTCTTACGATGTCTTTATAAATAATGATTATTACGGTACCGATATAAGCACAATTCAAATTAACACTAATGATGTTTTAAAGTTTGTAATTGTTAAAACAAACGTTAATTTAGAATCTAAAATTTTATTATACGGAGTGTTAATTTAATTTTCACCGTAAATATCTTTCTTTTCCTTACATTTGTCCATTATAAGTTTCTCTAAAAACCTATACATTTTAATTCCATGTTTGTCACAATACTTCTTTAATGTGTCATGAACCTCCACAGAAATCTTTAAATTCTTTATCTTTTTTTCATTATTTGACATGGTAGAAAAAAGGTAGAATTTATTCTACCCAATTTATAAATAGTTACATCAAAGTAAAGTATTTTGGGTTTTTTGCTAATATTTATCTATAAAAATAAATTAACTAGATAAATTAAATTAATAATGGCATCTAACAACAAAGTATTCGTATCTCCTGGGGTGTACACATCAGAGGTGGATTTAAGTTTTGTGGCTCAAAGTGTTGGGGTTACAACTTTAGGGATTGTTGGTGAGACTTTAAAAGGTCCTGCTTTCGAACCTATTTTTATTAGAAACTTCGATGAGTTTACAACATATTTTGGGGGAACTTCACCTGAAAAATTCATAAACACACAAATACCTAAATATGAAGGTGCGTATATCGCAAAATCATATTTACAACAATCTAATCAGTTATTCGTAACTAGAGTTTTGGGTTTGTCAGGTTATGACGCTGGTCCGTCATGGTCAATTACTACTAAAGCAAACGTGGACCCAAACACTATTGATTTTTATTGTACTGACCCAGTAATAACAAATTGTTTACCTGAATGTAATGAATATCTTACTATTGATTATGAGATTGACTTTACAGGTTGTACAAATGACGTTAGTTCAATATCGTTTATAACTCCGTCTCAAATTCCTGATGAAATTGCTGCAAAAATGAATTTGTCTTATGAGAAATTTAATGGGTCAACATCTACTTTATATCAAGATATGACAAATCAAATTTTTGATATATTAAATGATAACTCATTAGAATTAACTTCTATTAATTATTATGGGGCAATCTCAGGAGAAACTTACGACATATTATCAACTATATACACCGCAGAAACAAACGTTTTTGGTGTTGAGAATGTTAACGCATCGTCAATTGATTTCACCGCTTCGGTTAACGACCCTTGGTATTATGCAACATTTGATAACATTGGAAACGCAGTTTATAGTGGATTTTCATATTGGAGTGTTGTAACTAATTTAGAATTAATTCCTGTTACTACAACTACAACATTAGTACCACCAACTACAACAACTACTACAACAAATCCTTGTGTTACACCAACACCTACATCAACTACAACAACTACAACCGCAGCTCCTGTTAATTGTTATACAGGTACACTTATCGGTAGAGTTTACATCTTCTCAGGTACGGCATACACCGATTATGACGACTTAGTAATTGCTACATTACGTTCAAGAGGTTTAGCAACATATGGTACAGATGATGGAGCGGTATATGAAGTATCAGGTTTAACTGATGTTGAGATGGTTTGTGGAAATGAGTATTCTGCAGTTACTAAAAACCCTTACTCAACTTTCGCTTTAAATGTAACAGATAAAGATAATAATAAATTTTTCTTTGAGACATCGTTCTCAAATTCAGATAGTAAGTATATTACCAAAGTATTTGGTACTTCTAACTTCGCAAAACCTAAAGATGTCGTTCCTCTATTTGTTGAGGAGAGATTCCAATCGTTATTAAATTACGCGTGGAGAAAAGGTTACATTAGAGGTTTAAATTGTGAATTAACTGCGTTACCAAACGCAAGACAAGGTAGTGACCCTACTTCAATCGCTTGGTACTTAGAAAAATATCAATCACCTGTGTCTCCTTGGGTTGTTTCAGAATTAAGAGGTAATAAAGTTTATAACTTATTTAAAGTGACAACAATTGCGGACGGAGATTCGGCAAACATCGAAGTTAAAATCTCTATTGCGAATATCTCATTTGGTAACGGTACTTTTGATGTGTTAGTTAGAGATTTCTTTGACTCTGATTCCGCACCTACAGTACTTGAGAAATTTACAAATTGTTCTATGGACCCAAGTCAGAATAATTTCATCGCTAAGAAGATAGGAACAGTTGATGGTGAGTACGCTTTAAATTCAAAATTCATCATGGTCGAAATTAATGAGGATGCTCCTGTAGACGCATTACCTTGTGGATTCCAAGGATACTCGTTTAGAGAATATTCGGGAGTTAGACCACCATTCCCAATTTATAAAACTAAATACGATTTCCCAGGTGAAGTAGTTTATAACCCACCGTTTGGTTTATCATCAGGGGCTGATGACATCGTAAGAAGTGCTGGTGACAATGTTCGTAGAACTTATTTAGGTATTTCAGATACTGTTGGGTTTGATGTTGATTTTTATGGTTACAAAGGTAAACAATTACCATTAGATATTTGTACAGACGTTAGTGGTGAAGATTGGTTCTATAAAACAAGAGGTTTCCACATGGATGTAAACGCTTCGGCAATAACAATTAGTAACGGATTTGTTACTAGTGGTACACCAGCATTCTACGTAGGTTCAGCACCGTTTACGACTGACCCTGAAGATTCTTCTAACCCTTATTATAGATTATTTGCACGTAAATTTAGTTTCTTATGTTCAGGTGGTTTTGATGGATGGGACATTTATAGAGACTACAGAACTAACGGAGATAGATTTGTTTTAGGTCAATCAGGTTATAGAAAAGGGGCTTGTCCTTCATTTAAATACCCTACCGCAACAGGATGGGGAGCGTTTAAACAAATTACTGTTGGTGATAACACTCAGGATTGGGCAAATACTGACTATTACGCATACTTGTTAGGTCAAAAAACATTTGCAAACCCTGAAGCGGTTAACATAAATGTTTTCGTAACACCTGGTATTGATTATGTTAATAACTCTAACTTAGTTGAGGATTCTATAGATATGGTTGAAAATGATAGAGCGGATTCAATCTACATTT